CTAATTCTCCACCTCTGAGTGGAAGACCACTATATATTGACTGCAATGAACCATCTTTGGTTCTTATTGCCCCACCAGTGCTAGTTACAGTAATTTGTGCAGTAATAGTTGGTGAAAATAAGTCTTCAAAGTATCTAACAGTAACTGCCCGTCCTATTAGATCAACAGATCTTTCACCATCTGCGGAGAATATAGTTAGTTCTTCGTATATTGATGCGTCTATTGATGCCATTTACACACTAGCAAGGTAAATATTTCTTCTATCACTACTATTTAACCCACCAGAAATAAGAATTGTATTTCCACCGCCAGACTCTTCAGCAACGTACTCTGTTTGTTTTACAGTATTGTTAAAGATAAGAGTATTAGTCTTTGGTCTCATTCTACCATTCTTCAGCGCCATAGCAAGATTATTAATATAATCTCTTTTACTACTACTTTGTAAAAATTTCTCAAGTTCCTTAGGATCCATTTCTGGATTTGCCCTGCGTATTTTTTCTTTCTCTTCTTCAGAGAAATTAATATTCTGATCTTCTTTTGGTGTTTTTGCTGTTGGTGGTGTTTGTGGTTGTGGTTTTGGTAAGTTAAATGGTGCTGGACCACTAAGCATTGGATCTTTGGATGGATCTTTTAAAAATTGGTTATCGGAACTTGTACCACGCCAAGAAGATCCATAAAATCTTCCGTCAGATCCCATTTCTCCAGGAACCAAACCATTTTCCAAATAATATCCAGGAGCTGCTCTAAACTCTAAAGCACCACCGACAAATTTTGCTGCACTTGCTTGTCTTGTTGGATCCGATAATAGTCTAATAACTTCCAATAGAGCACTTTCACTTTGACCAGACCATTTAGATGCTTGTTCAAGTGTCTGTATACTTCTAAGACCATTTGGTCCTCCTGGTCTTGCCCATACTCCAGCAAATTGTGGATTTTGGGGAGTACCAGCAGCAAGAACCTCAGTATAACTACTTCCATATCCAGGATGTGCAACTCTATTAGCAACTACCTGCAATATATCGGCGTATCCTTGGTCACTATTACCTTCTGTAGTAATTGCTGCAGCAATACGATACATTTCTGCTGACTTTGGATCTGGAAGTTGTGCTGAACCTCCTCCAGGATCTGCTCCACCACCTCCATCATCTCCACTATCATCTGGTTTAGGTATATCAAATATATCTAAACCAATCAACTTATTAATATCCTGCTTCAACATTCTAACTACAGAGTCTAGGGAGTTGTTCATCTGAACAAAGGCATCACCCATTCTCTTCATACCTCTGTCTGCTGCTCTCCTGATAGCAAGGAAATCAAACCTACTGAGACCAGCAGTGACTTCACCAACCATATCTCCAAAACTTATTAAAAAGTTCTGAAGACCAACTCTAAAGTTATTGAGAAAACCAAAATACGTCTGCATCCTCTCAATGAGGTCTTGTGCCATTTTAATAATGGCAGGTAGGTTAGTCAATGCCCAACCAACCAATATCGTTCCTAAGAAGTCAAGTATTCTCCCTAAGAAACCTCTTGTACTATTCACAACAGCACTAGAAGACCTTGATATTGCACCTTTAACAGAAGATGCTTCTACAATATCCTCTCTTTCTCTTCTTCTTGCTGCCTCTCTTCTTCTTTTAAATGCTGCTATACTTGCTGAGAAAGACTTCCTCTTATCTCTAGTAGACTGTGTTATCGTGGTTCTAACGGTTCTAGCAGACTCTCTTGCTCTGAGAAGACTTGTGTTGAGTCCAGATAGAGACTTATTGATATTCTTTAGGTTAATGGAAGAACGATATGCCATTTACTTATGCCCACCCTGTGTTGTATACAAGTTGAGAATGGGTCGCAAAGAAGTTATCAGCAAGAGCAGTAGGGACGCTTGGTAGATAGTTAGCAGAACCTAAGTCTTTGTTTTTCTGAACATTACCAGCACTAGCAGTTGATTCATTAGTAATAACAGTCACATTACCACCAGTATCAGATTCTTTCAGAGAAGAAACTTCTTGACCATTGTTTGATGATTTTATTTCTGGAGTCTTGATAATAGGATCGCCAGTAAAAGCACCAAAAATATCAATACTAGTTCCTAGTGCTGGATTTTTGTTAAGATCAGACTGTTGATATAACTGCTTAAATGCTTGAGAACTAGTAAAACCAGCAATTAATGTAATAGCTGTTTTTATAGCTCCTAGTCTAGGACCCAAAAGTACATTACTCAAAACTTGTGCCGTTTTAGCACCAGCACCAGCACCAAGTGCAGAAGCACCAGATTCACCAACAGTTGAACCAAAAAGGAATTCGGTAAGAAATGTTATACCACTGGTTGATCTAAAAGTGCCTGATGAACTAGGTCTTCCACTAGTAGCAGTTCCTTTTCCACCACCAGATTTTCCTCCCTTAGGAGCACCTGAAGGTGGTTTTGCAGGTCTTGTTGGTTTTGGTGGTGGTGTTTTTGATGGAGGTTTTTTTAGTTTCAGACCAAGACCTCTTGCTATCCCCTTTACGCCTTCCTTTACAAGATTTATCAGAGCATTAACTGGTCTTATCAACAGGTTTCTAAAGACAGCACTACCAAGTCTAGCACCAAGTCTAGTAAGATATCCAAGTATAGTGGTTAGACCACCACTGAATAATAAGAATATACCAGTTACAACACCAATATTCTTTAAGAACTTCTCTTTCAGTTCTTCTAGTTTTTCTTTATCACCAGATATTAAGGCACTGATAGTAGATAGAGCCATATTTCCTAGGAAACCTCCCAGGAGAATCATAAAGAAGTTTGCTAGTCTACCTAATGTAAAGCGTGCCTTGTTACCAATCTTTCTAACAGGTCTGAGAAGAGCAGACTGCATTTTGCGTTCGACGACGCTTTCCTTACCTTCTCTCAGTTTCTGCTCTGCTAATATTTGTTCCTGTCTTACTTTCTGTGCCTCTCTTGCCTGGTCTAGTGCTGAGTCTTCTCTTACTCTTTGAGCAATACCATCTAATGAAGCACTCAAAGCATTGACTTGAGCACTAATATTAACAAGAGAAGAGTTAATATTATTAAAGGCAATACTATTTTGCTGCAGAGCAAGTGTAGTTCCATAATCTACCCCAACCTGTTGGTTCTGGGAGCGATTTAGAAATGAGAAAGAAGAAACTTTAGTTCTTCTAATTCTTAATCCACCTGCGATTGGCGATGAAAACTCAGCCATTTAGTTCAGCTTGTTGTTGTTTTAAATTCTCTTCCTCAATGTATTGTTTTAGGAAAGTAAGATAAACTTCTCTCTCCCAAGGTATCATATTTTCAAGTTCTGTCAATGAGTATTTATGATGCTGCATCAAGGAAAAATTTATCTTATAGTATGACTCAAGATCCTCATGAGCCATACCTATACGAAAAAAGCGTTTAGTCCCTCTAAGACAATATCATTCTCAACTTTAGTATTGGGATTAGTAACCTTAATAGTATGAGTTAATTTGGGCATCGTCTCAAAGAAAGTTTCAATCTCTTTGAACTGTTTTGAACTCAACTGCTCAAGAAACTCTCTAAGTTCTTTCTTAGTACAATCAGAAGCAGACCATGACTCTTCTTCAGAATAAACTTGTTCAATACATGAAGAAATGAGATCAAAAGTTCCATCAAGATTGAGTTCTTCTGTGCTGAAGTTATTCTTGACAAACTCTTCCATTGATGGATACTTCATTCTCAAAATCAAATCAGAGTCAAGTGTAATATCTTTGCTATGACCCTCACCAGTTTGAACTTTAATATCATCCAAGTTGATTGCTACTGGAACTTGAGTGACTCCATCATCTGGACAGGTGATAAGAACTTCTACTTCCTCACCGACAGACTTACCTCTAATATTGAGGAAGAGATACTCAATATCAAATGTAGATAACTGTTCAATCTTAACTCCTCTGCTTAAGATGCAGTTGGAGATAACTTCCTTAACAGCGTTTGTAATTTGCTTATCATCTTCACTTTCCATAGCGATGATAAGGATTTTTTCTTCTCTTACAAGAAAGGGACGATATTTGATTTTCTTTCCACTCGAAGGTAGTTCCAACTCATAAGTTGGCGTAGAGATCTTTGGTAAAGGCATAACAACCCAAAAAGTTCAGTTAGGAATATTTATCTAGGTCCGTAAGGGCTATCATAGACTAAACCTTTGTTAAGTGCTTCCGCTAGACCCATACCTTGAGGAATGAATCTCACACCTGCTTCGCCAGCGGCACCACCAGAAACTGGAACATATCTTTGTCCATTGGATGAAGGACCATCAGATGAAGAACCTTTATCATCGGTTTTATTATTATCAGTTCCTCTATGAATAGAGTAACTATCATTCTTACCACAGATATATCTGTCATAACTAAAGCGAACAGATGCTTTCAATATCTCAGATCTATCATACTTAACAATTGTTGAGGATAAGTCTCTTGGGAATAAACCCCAGAAAGTATATTCGATATTTTCACCATAGTCTCTATCGAACTTGATGATCTTTGTTTGGTTTGATTTGTAGTCTGATGGATACTCCATTCTGAAGTAATAGTCATCAGATGCTTTTCTATGAGCAGAACCATTGGCAATGAATTCCATCCAGTGTTCCAAGAACTTTAAAGTTCTGTACTCATTATCAACATAGAACTCAAGACCTATCTCTGTGAATAGTCTTGTGTGAGCCATATTCTCAACGACTCCCATAAAGTTCCCTTTAATATTCGCAGTAGCAAGGGAACTTCCAGGTAAGGAAGCAGAGTAACAAAGAAGTCCTGATGTTTCTGTGATAAACCTATATCCAACTCCACGAACATTCAAGTGCTGCCTCAAAGGTAGTGGAAGACCACCAAAGATAACTTGGTAATGTGAAGTTTGCGCTAAGTTAGTTAGTGCTGGTTTGAAATCTGATATCCTTCTTGGTCTAGGTGCTGCCACTCTAAATACCTTATACGAGTCTTACATTATTAAGTATTTAGATGGCATATAAAGGTAAATATCAACCTTCTAATCCAAAAAAATACAAAGGTGATTCAAGTAATATCATTTACCGCTCTCTCTGGGAGCGTAAGTTTATGAGATATTGTGATATAACTGAAAGTATTTTGGAATGGGGAAGTGAAGAAATGTATGTGTGGTATAAGTCTCCTATAGACAATAGACCACATAGATACTTCCCAGACTTTTACATTAAAGTGCAAGAGTCTTCTGGGAAAATTAAAAAATACATTATTGAAATCAAACCACTGCGTCAAACTGCTCCTCCAGCAAAACCAAAAAGACAAACTAAAGGTTACTTGCGTGAGGCATATGAGTATGCTAGAAACCAGGCAAAGTGGGAAGCAGCAAAAGAATGGTGTCTTGATAGAGGTTATGAGTTCAGAGTCTTTACCGAAAGAGAACTAGGTATCAAGTAATGGCAAAAAGACCCACAGACACAGATACAAATGTAAACCGAGTCCGTGGGATAAGTGATAGTATTATTGGTGTAAAAGACCCTGATGATATTATGGTAGAACTCTTAGCAGTTCTAGATGAAGGACCTAAGATACCTGAAGCGGGTAAGTTCTATGTCTTTGTTTATAATGCTAAGACAGCATCATTAAACTATGATCAAAACCCCTTTGTTGCTGTTACTGATGTATTCCAATGGGGTTTTCGTGGTCTGAACTTCCATTGGGGTGAGACTAGACAATATACTTGGAATGAAGTTGCTGGTGGGTTGTATGAAGTCTACCCATCAGAAGTGAAAGACTTACAAATGATACCTTTTGCCAACTTCCGTCTAAATAACTAAAAACGATAAATGGCTGATACATCAACCAACACTACACAACCTGGAGAAAAGGAGAAATCACCTCCAGCGAAAGATAAGAGTTTGAGGTATCCATACGCTAGACTTAATAATGACTCTGATTATTTAAAAATACAAATACTTGAATTTGAAGCTCCCAGTTTCGATCTTAGTGGTTTGTTTAATGAAAACGCCGAATTATTAACTGACCCAAAAGACAAAAATAAGAAACTTGGAGACTTTGATGGATCTCTGATAAAAGATAACGCTAATTTTGCTTTACCTACTATATCAGATAGGACAAACCAAAATGCTTTTTCTAAGAAGAAAATAAAACATACAATACATCTACCAATACCAGAACAAATAAGTGATACTACCCAAATTAGTTGGGGCGAAGGAAGGCTAAATCCAGCGGAAGCATTTGGTATATCTTTTGCTAATAAGTTTCAAGATAACCCTCAAAAAGCATTGGAAGGTGCTTTGAAAGCATTACAACAACTAGGAACTGGAATACAAAGTGAACAGGCAAGGAGAGCAATACAAAACGCTTTATCAGCAACCGCTATTGGTACTTTGGGTGGAAACGTAAGTGCTAACCAACTAATCTCAAGGGCAACGGGTCAGATATTCAACCCAAACCTAGAACTGCTGTTTGATGGTGTTGGTTTAAGAAACTTCCAGTTTAATTTCGACTTTTTCCCAAGAAATAGAGTAGAAGCAGATCAAGTTATTATGATTATCAGAACTTTGAAAAAAAGCATGAGTGCTAAAAAAAATCAAAAAGGAGATAATACCAAAGGAGTGTTTATCTCTTCTCCCGATTTGTTTAAACTAACATACATGAAAGGAAATAACCTTCATCCATTCCTCAACTCATTCAAACCAATGGCACTTGTTGATATGCAGATGAACTACACAGGTTCTAACACTTATTCAACATTCTACGATGGAATGCCCACTCATCTACAAATGAGTTTAGCATTTAAAGAACTCAATCCAATTTACGCTGAAGATTATGATATTGATCCAAACTTTATCGGACCACCAGGACCAGATAGTATGGTAGGAGGAGTAGGTTACTAATGTCTTATTTCAGAGAACTACCAGACTTATTCTATCAGTCTCCATTCAAAGATAGAACTTCTTCAACAGAATATGTAAGAGTCAAGAACCTTTTCAGAAGGGTCAAACTTCGTGATGACTTACAGAATGTTTTTACCCTGTTTAACAAGTATCAAGTTCGTCAGGGTGAAAGACCAGAGACAGTTGCTAACAAACTCTATGGTGATGTGTCTTATGACTGGGTTGTTTTACTGACTGCTGGTATCATCAACGTCAGAGACCAATGGCCACTTTCAGACTTTGAACTTTATAGATATGCCGAGAACAAATACGGTAGTGACCTGAATGCTATTAGATTTTATGAAACAACTGAAGTAAAAGATTCTTCTGGAAGACTTATTCTTCCCAAAGGTAAAGTTGTTGATTCAAACTTTTCCATTCCAGACCCAAATACACCAACCGCAAACTTGAACCCAGTTGGCGGTGTTACTAACTACGAATACGAAGTTAGACTAAACGATGAGAAGAGACAAATCTTTGTCTTAAAACCAGAATACTTGCAGCAGTATCTGAATGATATGAGAAAGATTATGAAGTATGAAAAATCTTCTCAATACGTTAATAAGAGAATTGCTGCTACTGAGAACACCAGAAATACTTCACCAGAGTAACTCTAGTTTTTTATCAAACATCATAACATAACGGTGCTTGCGGGAGCGGTCTTTCCATTCTCCCTCAGCACCTTTTATTTTGCCGCGTGAATGCTTGGTGCCGTCTGAATAGTAGAAATCTTTTTTAGCATCTGTAAGCCCACAAT